ACCCTATCGGCGTCAGAGTATCCTCCGCGGGTTTGAGAACCGAATAGCAGTCCGTGCTATACGCAGCACGCAGGCCGTCCTGTTCTCTCCGCGGGGTCATGGCCAGCCCCGTGAAGATCGCGGATCGAGCTCCGCCGTCCGTCTGTCTTGCCTTAAGGTAAACTCTTACCCAGCACTCTCCGGCCGGTTCAGTCATCGTTAGGTCCGCCGATTCGATCAGCTGTGTGTCAGATTTTCGAACAGTACCGGCTGTGAAATTAAGAGATCCCGCATCCATCCAGGACGCAGGATCCACACGTTTGAGATCGTATAATGCGGAGAAGCCTTTGCTCCAATCCATAGACACCTCACTGTATCGGATGCATTTCGTTCCATTCCTCCAGCGTCATGCCTTCCGGCTGCTGCGCATCCACCTTCTTGATCATAAGACTATACGTGACCTGTTCGTTTTTATATCCGGTGCTCTCTTTAATCTGGATATCGCAGGCGAAGGAAGACCCGTCCGGCGTCCGGATGTGTGCTGCGCCTGAGTAACCGGCGAGACCGCGCATAGCGATCATCGTATCAATGTCAGGCCCGCGCAGGATCACCGTGCTCGCGGACAAGTCCCTCGTGACTGCAGGATTCCAATCGCCTTGCACAGCACCGCCGAGATATGTCGTGCGCACGAAGTCCTTTGTCCAGGTATTTGCCAGATCGATATTATACGGGAGCTCGATCTGCTCGCCGTTCACATCGATGATCATGGCATTCTCCTCGAGTAAATCCCCTATATCCATATCGGACAGGAACCACGCGAGTGTATTATCTTCTGTGATATAGTCGCCATACGCCGACTTAGCGACGATCCGGTGTCCGCAAAACTCTCCAAAAGCGGGATAAGGATCCACATACGATACGCCATACTGGGCATCTTTAACAATCAGCTCCGGCTGATCAATGCTGATCCGGTAAATGTCACAAACGTCTCCCTGCGACACGCCCTCCGGCGCGATCGGTGTGATCACTGCGATTCTCTGCCATATGTCTACCTGCGCCGTTGCGCTTGGCACTCCGGGCTTATGATCCCAGTCGACGATGAAGGGGAAGTCCTGACTCGCAGTCTGCCCGTATTCGTCTACGATCGTGACTGTCAGCAGGTACGGCGCACCGTCATCCAACGGTCCGATCAGGTCTCCGATATCGATATGCAGACTCGATTCTCCACTGACAGACTTGAGGGCAATCACTTCTTTGTCATACCCGTCGAAGGCTTTTCCATCCGGACGATAGACGTGGTAGTCTCCTCGACGGACTATAGAGGCTGTAGTTGTCCCCCCGGGTCCCGCGCCGGTTGCCGTGAGATCGAGCCCAAGACTACTCAAGATGTATCGCCCCGTTGCCGAATCATATTCAAATCCGGACGAAATATCAGTCACGCTCAGCTGGATCCGCTGAGCCACATAGAGGCTCGCCGGCTCAGACCATTCAGACTGTCGGCCAGAGGTGGACGTTGTCCGCACGCACATATAGTATGTGGCACCTGTCGCCCAGGCATATCCGATCTCGACGCTCATTCCCGCATCAACGTGAGCGATGATATCACCATACGTGACCACGCCATTCACGTCGATAGTTGCCAGGCAGATATCGGCATAGTCCTGAGTAGTGCCGTCCTCCGACGTATACCCCCACCTTGCCGTCACCGAGCCGCCCTCATTGATCACTGACTTGCTGAGCATAAGCGCGGGCCGGTCGGGAATACTGGACAGATCGAAGGCATAGGTCTCCGACCACGGCCCCTCGATGTTTTCTTCATCGCTTTCATAAATCAGCCGTACCCGGAAATACCATCTCTTTCCGAGTGATAAGCCTGAGATTACCCATGACTCGACGCGCTTGTTGTCGATCTTATATGTAGACGGCTCATCGGTCGATTCCCAGGCGTCCTCGTGATCGGCCCAGGACAGTTCTGCGCTGTTCGCACTTCCCCATGTCCAGGGCCATTTAATCCTGACAGAATTGTTCTGACTCCCGTTTGACAGCTGCAGCCACGCGGGAGGCCGCGCGATGATATCACTGTCGATCGCTACCTGGGACCTCATCCTTGCACTGACTGACAGATCCGTATAGCTCCCGACGAACGCCCAGGCACCAAAACAGGTCGTATCGACAGGATCCGAATAGTCAGACGCGATCTCCGGGATATTAACCGTCACCGTTGTCACGCCCCTCGGGAGTACAGCAACGATCTGATCATAATTCGGCCGTTTCTCCGACCGATAAAAAACCGCCGTGCACGCAGCTGTACAATCAGTATTTTCGGTGATTGTAATCGCTACGTCTCCGCTCGACGGATCAGGAGTCGCTTCTATGCCAGGCGTCGCAAGCTGCCCAATGTAGGCAAGAATCGGAACGCTGTACGTCTCCGAATCGTCATGCTTCGCGCAGACTCGTACCCACATGCACTCATCTTCTCCCACGAGCGCGCTGACATTAGTGATCGTCTTGTCTGCGGCCCCGTTCCCTGCCACAGAGATCGCATCCGACCATCCGGATGCGGGGGCACTGAAGGCGGTATCCGTCGGTGCTGCAATTACATACTGCACGACAATCGTGTCGATCGGAGCGAGGAGCGTATGATATCCGGTCCACACTGCGGTGATCCTAGACACCGACTGATACATGGACGCGCTCGCCTCCTGAAGAACCGGAGTCGAAGGATTTCCATATGCATGATGCGAATATACCCATGCCGAATGTCCTGCAGGACCCACAGATCGGGCGCGGAACCATCGAACTAAATTGCTCCCGGAGAGAGTTTCTGTATATTCCTTGTTTCCGGACGCGCCGCCAGTCCCAGCAGACCAGTTCCCGCCCGGCGGATTCTCCGTATTCCGGACCGCGATCGTCTGATACTCCACGCGGGTAAATATAGCGGTATCCGTATCGCTTGTACTAAGGGACCAGCTGAATTTACCCGCATTAGCGGAGGACCTGTCATAGCTGAGAGAGGGCGCGGCCGGTATGGTCGCGGACCATCCTGCTGATGCCCATGCGGACCAGCTCGGGTTATACTTCTTGGTCTTTTTCTTGACCTTCTTTTCGTAATTTTTTCTACGCCCGCATACAGAGAAGCCTATACTGGCGACAGAGCCCGCATTGACCGAGTATGACGTGAGCGTTTTATTGATGCTAAAAGCTCCGTGCCAGTGCCCATTTATGTGATAATTAATCTGCTGGCCTTCGCCATAGTCAGCGTCTCCGATTTTCCAGGAGAAGGTAAAGACCCCTTTGTTCCTGGAAATCGTCAGACCAGTAGGGGCTACAGTCGCAACCTTTTTCGCAGCCATCAGGCTCCCCTCCTCACCTGCTGAATCAATTCTCGGGCCAGTGTATCCGCATATACCTCCGGATCCTCTGCCCCGTTCACTTCAAAATAGTTATTGATGACGACACTGCCGCCGTCGTCTCCGAAATACTTATCAAACTCATTGTCGAGCTGTTTCCACATCATGTCGAGCGGTACAGCTGCCTCAGGTCCCTTTGAATCACCGATACCGATGACAGTCGGCTCATTGAAGACACCACCTTCCGCGAACCATTTATATCCTGATACGCTGAGGTTCGGATAGCTGACCGAGGTCTTTCCGTCACTGGAGGATGCGGTCTGCATATTCACGGAGATCACCGGAAGGTGCCCGTGCAGTGTCGGGAGCGACCAGGAGAAGTCCATTTTCTTCTTATAGGTATCTGTCCAGGAGATCACCACCTGAGAGGTCGCAACGAGTGACGACGTGTCGACCGTCGGCAGAGACATCCAAGTGGACATTCCCTCGAATATCCGCATCCATCCGAGGACCGTATTCTTGACGAATTCATTCGCCTCCGTGATCGTTGAAACATCGACGGACGAGATCTTCAGCTCCGCATCCGCGAGAGTCGCCGCCATTTCGGACGTAGATCCCTGGACAGATTTCACAGCTTCGTCATCGCTGTCACCGGAAAACAGACCCTTGACCCAGTTCCAGACACCCTCTGCAGCGGTTTTCAATCCGTCGAGCGCGCCTTTGGCCAAAGCTCCGAAATCAGGCCATGTTATGTCGAAACTGCCAAAGATCTCCTTGATTCCGTCCCATACTGTCGTCGCTGCAGTCGTGATAGTGTCCCATGCAGTAGACGCGGCCTCAGACACATCCGCGAAGGAAATATCCGTCGCACCGAAAACGCCTTTGATCCCGCTCCACACTGTCCCGGCGATACCGGTTAATGTGGACCATGCGGCAGAGGCAAGCTCATCAAGCGATGGAAATGAAAACGTATTAGTCAGAGAAGTCTTAAACGATAGCCATACATTTTTTGCAAGAGTGGTCAGGCCATTCCACGCTGCGGAGGCGAGCTCGGACAGCGAGGGAAATGTGAACGTCGTAGTAAACCATGTTTTGATGGATTTCCAAACATTCGATGCGAGAGTGACCAACCCGTTCCACGCTGCTGTTGCGAGCTCAGACAACGACGGAAATGTGAACGTCGTGGTAAACCATGTTTTGATGGACTTCCAGACGTTTGAGGCGAGAGTGACCAATCCATTCCACGCCGTCGCCGCAAATTCAGCCAGATTCGGGAATGTGAACGTCGTGGTAAACCATGTTTTGATGGACTTCCAGACGTTCGAGGCGAGAGTCACAAGGCCTGTCCAGGCAGTTGTTGCAAATCCTGACAAATCCGGAAATGTGATCTCACCGGTAAATATACCGACAATGAAATCCCAGATTCCGGACGCAGCTTCCTTGAGCCCCTCCCAGGCAGCAGTCAAGAGATCCACAACGAGCTGACCCGCTCCGGACCAGTCAAAATTAACCAGCGCGTCCCAGGCGGCAGTTAAGAGATCCCCCATCCCAGAGACAAATGTCGGAATATTATCGATCAGGCCCTGAGCAAGTCCTGACACGATATCAGCCATCGCCGGAATAAGCTGCGGGAGAAGGCCCGCGATGTATCCAGGGAGGGCAGCCAGCACGGTCGGAACCTGCTGCACAATATTTCCGATCATCGGGAGAGCGTTCCCGATCACGAAATTGGAAATCGACTCACCGAGGGCGTCCAAGCTTGGCATAATATCCTCGCCCAGCGCGAGATTCGCCATCAGATTCGTCGCCGCGGACTTCATGGCTCCGAAAGATCCGGAGAATGTCTCCGAGGCCTCCTGGGCGGCCACGCCGGTGAGACCAAGATCCTGCTGGATCACATGAATAGCGTCGTATACATCGCCTAAATTAGAGATATCATATTCCTGCCCGGACAATTTGGAGGCATCTGCAAGCAGACGCTCCATTTCTTCCTTCGTACCTCCATACCCGAGCTTGCATCGATGTTAGCTGCACCTTCATTTTTAGCGTTATAAGTGCAGATCAGACTATCGCTTCACCCTCTCGGGTGTCCTCTCACTTAGTCGTTCACGCTGGCATTACCCTTGCGCCCTGTCATCCCCGCCGGGAAGTCCAAGTCAATCAGAGAGGATTCGCACATCGCCCTTCATTTATGCGGCGAGTGCCCCCATTGTGTTAAGGTTATCGAGCATGTTGTACTGGCCTTTAGCAAATCCCTGGTAGGCGTTCTGTATGTTTTCGATCGGCGTGCCCATCTTCGCGGCGTTGTCGGTCATATCCATGATGGCCGTGTTCGCCGCTTCAACCGCCTTCTGGGTATCACCTGCGAATGCCTGCTTCAGCGAGGCGCCGAAGGATACCGCTTGCTCCGCATAATCATTCGCCGAGATTCCAGCCTTATACGCCTGCGCTGCATAATCCTTCGCGGCGCTCGCAGCATCTCCGTAAATCGTTTCAAGCCCGCCATAGGACTGCTGCAGATCCGCTCCAGCGTCCAGCGAATCCTTAATAAATTTACCGATCGCCGCCGCTGCGACAACCTTTTTGACCGCACCGACCAAAGATCCGCCGAGCGACTTACCTGCAGAATCTCCCGAAGTCTTAGCATCCGCGCCGAGCTCCTTTGCGATCGTCGCCTGCGATCCTTTCATATTCGGAATAATAGTGACGGTCGCCTGTGCGACCTCGGTCATCGCCATACTCTCACCTCTTTCGTCTTGACTGTATCCATTCGCGCATCTTACTCAATGGAAGAGCGCCTTTTCCGATCCTGTGTGTGTCTTTATCTCCAGGCCGCTTATATGGCTGCGGCTTTCTTCCCTTCTTATGCGTGATCAGCAAATGCAGGTCAGCGATCACGACCGAGAGCTGATCATATATATCCGCCAGGATCTCGTTCGTCTTCGCCACGGTTGCCCACTTTGACATTTCCGGGCTTAGCTCACCGGCGAGTGCGGATCCCAGATGTACGCTGGATAAAAAAGAATTGAGAGCACCCCAGGAAAGAGTGCTCCCAATATCACGCAGCTCATGGCCGGTCTCTGTAAGCAAATCACGCTCAACCGCCTCGCGATGCTCATCGACAAAAGCCGCGAGGCCGATCATTCCCCCACATTCATACCGCCCTCGGAAGAAGACGTCTTCTTCCAGGCTTCGGTAAGAGCGCGGAAATCATCGAAGGAGAGGTTATTCAGAATCTTCTTAGGGATGTACTTCCCGAAGAATTCAAAACTGTCCTCGTCCGTCTTAAGCTTCTTCATCTCGGCGATCGACAAACTTCCCGCAAGCGGGACGCTGTATGTTTCCTCACCGATGTTGACTCTGAGTGTCTTAACCTCTTTACTCTGTCCCAGTGTGATTTCTGCCATGACTTTCCTCCTTATTTCCGTTAGTTTTCTCGCCGGCGGATATCAGATCAGGGTCCGGTCTTCTGGCCGTTGTCCTTCATGATCCTCCACTTATCCGCGGAGATCGTTGCACTCCAGATAATCGCGTCATTCGGCGCGAAGGCAACCTCTCCCAGCTCGGTGATATACCCCTTAGTCGTGCCGACCATGAGCATATCGTCGTCGTCCTTCATCAGGAACAGGAATGCCTCTGCATCCGGCATATTATTCCGTTCAATATCGACGCTGATCAGCTTTCCGTGACTGGCATTCGCCGGTACAATGGTCACATTATCCGCGCCGAACAGAGTCTTAAACGACTCCTCTGTGGTGTCGAGAACCGGAGCTCCGACCGCGCCCGATTCCTCCGCCGGGCGGAGACGGGCAATCCTGTTCGCCCAATCCTTCAGCTTATTGAAGTTCCTGTTCGTGTTCAGAGTGATCCCATCCTCAGAGATCGCACCGACTTCCACCCACTCCTCGGACAGCTCCTCAGACGGGTATGTCGGAAGCGCAGTCCCCGCAGGCGCATGATAAAACATCCCTGTCGTCTCGGACTCTGCTGCGTTGCCGATACCAAGATTTACATTATGCGTCATAATCTATTTACCTCCGTTCGCTCCTGATGCACCGTCACGCGCAGACGTGCGGAATACATCGCAAGTTCCGGCCGTACAGGGTCAGTCCCCCACGAGCCGCTCGAATTGACACTTACATACCGGAGCGCGGTTGTCTGCGCAGCCGCCACCGCTCTAAGTAGGCCTATAGCTGTCCGGATCGTCTCGGAAGCCTCTGCCTCTGTGTTTGCCCTTGCGTCAAGGACCACCTCAAAGGTGTCGATCGTATTTGCGACCGTGCCACCCACCTGCTGCACTAAAATATTCGGGATACGATAACTCGCAGGAAGCGGCCTGCAGTATGCGATCATATAGCCAGACAGGGCCTGTCTGATCACGTCCTCAACGTCTATACTCTTCAGAATGATCATCCGCTCACCGCCCTTGATAAAGCTTTATCCTCTGCCTCTGCGACCATAGACTTGCGGTCTGTAGATGAGACTGATCCGACCCACCGACCCCCACCATAGGAGCCCATCCATGTCGATGCAGCGAAGCCCTCTCCGCCCCGTGTGTTATTGGCATTGGCGCGCGACTGTATGCTCGACGCGGCCTCCGAAACCGCGCCCTTCACCCCGTCACTGCAGAGGATGTCCTTGAAGCCTTTTGAATTGAATTTAATCTTTACCTGAGAAGCCATTATCCCGACCACCTCTTCAAATTTACCTGCACATGCGCGAGCCGGCCGGCTGATGGCCAGATCCTCGGCGCGCCGTCAATCGTATACAAGACCCCCTCGAAGCGGATCCTGTCGCCCTCTTGGACATCTGAGCCGGGAGGCATATAGCAGGTCATTCCGTCGAGGATCCCCAACACGCGCCCATCCTGAGACAGGCTTGTTGTTGCCGGCTGCACTGAGCATCCGGGGATTACAAGCTCGTCAGTATCAGCCCAGTCGGGGATCTCGGATCCGCGAGAAGATTTGACTCCCGGCCTGATTCTCGTAACTGACTGAGTTGCAAAAGATGGCAGCATATCAAAACACCCCCTGAAGTCGATAAGGCGCGAGCACCTCCTTGTTATCATCCGGAAGCGCCGTCGCCCTGGTACTGTTGGACCAGTTGGCGTTGTAAGTCACCGATACACCGCCAGCGGCCTCCGACGTGATTCCAGGCGGAACGGCCATCGCATGAGTGACTCTATGCGCAACCAGTTCCCTAACTGCGCTCAAATCGGTATCCGGGACGCCGGCTGTATATGCGACCGTGACCTTCGTTTTACGTGACGCCCTGCAGAAGTCCACATCAAAGACATGCAGAAGGCCGTCAGTGTCAACCACAAAGTCCTCGTGCGCAACGTCATCGATCTTCACGGATTCGGCCGCGGTCACAAATTTGGCCGGCAGCTGGATCAGAAGATCCCTGCCTCCGACTCGTTTCACACGGCCATCCCCATAAAGCAGGTACTCCGACATAACGCATTCAAAGCTCGGGCTGATATGCCATCCGCAATAATTCCGAATCGCGGCGCACGCTGCAGCGATCTCCGGAGACAGCCTAACGTCCCCTGCGTATTTATTCCCGGTCAGAGTATTCAGCTCCTCCATGGTGATCAGATTCGGCAGGCTCTCCGTATCTATCAGCGTATAGCCCCAATTCGTCACTATCATTTTTTCGCTGTCCTCCGTGCCTTGTTCGCCGGTTTGTATACCTTCACGTCCGTGTCGGCTTCCGTGGCTGCAGCCTTCTCGGCCTTCACCTCGACAGCGCCTTCCGGCGCCTCCGCCTCCTCGAACTGGAACTGCAGCCCGCGATAAATATACTGTTTAATCATTTACTGCCTCCTTCCTGAAACGGGACGCCCCGCAGGGAGCGCCCCGGATCAGACATCCGATCAGGATGCTGCCTTCGTGATCTTGCAGAAGCCTGCCGGTCTGCGAACCGCCAGTGCAAGCCTCTCCTCGGCACGGATGGTCATCTTGTTCTTGATGAAATCATCCTGGTCGCTGTTAGTCGCCTCGACGGAGACGCCACCCTTGGAGACGACGGAACCGCAGGCGCGGAAGGCACCGACATAGATGTCGCCCTTCGCGGATCCGGATACCGGAGCGTCTACGAAGGTGCTCAGGTATACCGGCACGCCCCACAGCTGCTTGCCCTGGCCGTCTGCGAAGTATCCGCCGCCGATGTACTGATTGTTCGTCAGCTTACCGAGGCGGAGGGTCTGCCAGACTGCCGGGTTCATGATGATCGCATCAGCCGGGAATCCGCACTGCTCCTGCACGGCCATCATCTTCGCGAAGATGAGATCGGCGATCTTGATGGCGTCTGTCATATCCGCGTTCGCCCAGTGCGTGGTATCGGTCTGGATGCCGGAAGTCCCATCGAGGGACGCCAGCAGGAAGGCCTCCTCGCGCAGACGCAGGTAATTCAGCAGGCGGCCGTTGATCGCGGAAGCCAGGAACGGAGCATCGTCGATGTACTCGTTCGTCTCCTTCAGGAAGGCGGCAACCTTGGACAGGCTGACGGTCTTCTCGGTCGGATCCGCGAAAGAGACCTGAGGCTTCGCAGCGCCCTCAGCGGTCACGTCGAAGCCGTACGGCTTGCCGGTCGCGTACTCCAGCGCGCCCTCGATGTAGAAGGTCAGCGCGTTCCCGCTGATCGTCTCAGATCCGAACAGGTCGCGCAGATGGGTCTCCGGGATGACTTCCTGGACGATGTTCCGGTCGATGTCAGTGACAAGTGCACGCGGAACCTGCGGAGATGCGATTGTACCGATCGCGAGCGGGTCGGTGTTCGCCTTCACATACTCCGGAGCCGCGATGCTAAAGCGCTTCGCATGGGTCTTCGGCATATGTTTGACGAAGTGCTCACCAAGAGATCTCGCCGGTGCATCCGCTGCCGGATCGTCGTCTTCTTTAGACTTGGTACCGATCAGCTTGAGCAGCGCGGCCTTCTTCTCGGCCTGCGCGATCTCCGCTTCTTTTTCCTCAATCTGCTTCTGGAGCTTCTCGCCCTCAGCGATCGCGTCCTTGTCGTCTGCTTCGATCTTATCCGTCAGGGCGGCAAGATCTGCTTTCAGTTTCTTGAGTTCTTCTTTAAGAGTCATGGTCTTATACCTCCATAGTCAGCTTTTTGATATATTCCAGCAGTGCGTCCTTCTTCGGATTGCTTCCCTCGGGCTCCTCCGGGTTTCCGTTGGCCTTCGCTCCGTCCTCTCCGTCTTCCGGATCGTCCGCTTCCTCAAGCTCCCCGAGCACGCCCTGCAGGAGCTTTATGGCACTTTTGATCGCTTCCGCGTCCTTCTTGCTGTTCCGCTTCCCGGACTTGACGTCGGTCATCTCCGCGCGCGGATTTGCGGGGATCGGTACGATAGAGACCTCGAAGAGATCGAGCTTGCGAAGCTCGTTCGCCTTCGTCCCGTTCTCCAGCTCGACCGGTCCGGCTTCCAGCACGTCATAGGCAAAACTGAACTGATACACCACGCCGCTCTTAACGAGCTCACGCTTCTCCTGCGCGAGCGGAGTATCAAAAAAGCTCGCTGTCATCAGCGGGCCTTTGTCTGTCTCTTCAATTTCTCCCGGATCGATCGATCCGATGATCTTATCCAGGTCATGATTCCAGCACAGCGGGAACGGATGACCCGATTCCTTACGTTTCTGGATTGTTTCCAGGAAAGCCCCCTTCGCGATCACGTCGCCATAGCTATCCGGGATCCTGTCGTATGTGCTGAAGTACCCACTGATAGATCCGGAGTCATTTTCCGACTTAATGAGTCGGAATTCTTTATATTTCGGCATATCACACCTCCGTAATAATCACGTCTGTTGAACAGTTACATCCGCAGGACTCATCCGGGGACAAGCTGTCGTCCCCAGGCCAATCCGCGCCATTTGAGAACTTAGCGTCGATCAGAACTCTCTGGCCATTCATTGCAGCATGGCTCGGTCTGGAATTCGGTCCCGTGACCCACTCCTTCTCGATTTTCCTTGAAAAACCTTCACGGCGGGCCTGCTGCGCGGCTTCCATCACCGCCCACCCCGAGACCGCCGTGGCCAAAGACTGGCCAAAAGTCCCGGCGTCATGACTCTCCCGCTTCTCGAAGACATCGGCCGGATCCTGCTCCTCCTCGATAGCGTCTTTAAGCTTTTGCAGCGTGGAGGCGTTAATCGCTCGGGATCTCCCTTCCGTGAGCTTGCGTAAATAGTTCCTCGTGATCTCAGTGCCGTATTCAGTACCAAGCACCTCGGCGGCGCTCATACCGTGCTCATCAGCGACCTTATCAATCAGAGGCTCAAGATCATCCGCGAGTTCCCTGATCCATCGATCCTCGTCCCACCATTCAGCACCGGCCCCGATCTTCGGCAGAACAGACGCGGCCTGCCTCTGGAAAAACTTTCGCAAAGCCTGCGTCAGCTCCTCCTCTTCCTTCTCCTCGGCCCGGCCCTTGATCCGGATCGACACCGAGTCCTTACGATGCGACGGAATGATCAGCTTATGCGGCGGGAGAATATTGTTCTGATCCATGTGCGTGTCTGCCGGCGAAGCCTGTCCGCCCTCCACCACATTGAGAGGAGTGATGATCTGGCTTCCCTGTCCATCTGGAAGCGGGGCCATATTGTTGTCTGCCCTGGCTTCGTCCCTGGTCATCCACGGGCCACCGACAGCCTTCTGGAGTATTTCAGCACGTTCCTCGAAGGATCCTTTCAGTTTCTCCGTCAGATCAAACTCGACATATGTGTCAGGTGATGCACCGATCATCGGCAGCAGAAACGCGTTGATTCTCTGCTGAATTTTCTGCAGCGTCGGTCCGAGACAGTCCGCATAAAGTGCCCTGGCATTGTCTTTCGCGCTCGCGTAGGTCTGCGTGGAAGTGTGCCAAATCAGCGACGGATTCACATGATAAGCAGCAGCCACATCCTCGCGGGAGAGCTGCTTGGTCTCTGCATACTGTGCCTCTTTGGCATTGAACTGGTAGGGTTTAATTTCCATACCATCCTCCAGCAGCGGCATCTTCCCGGCATTGGATCCACCACGGGCCCAACCTTCACGGAACGCCGCGAGGAATGCCTTGCGCTGTTCATCATTCCAGGGCGCTACATCCTTCGGACGGGTAATATAGGCATTGAACCGTCCGGAAGAGCTCCAGATCTCTGTCCGGAACCGATCCGCCTGAATCTGCTCCTGCAGCGTCTGGCGAAGCGAAGCGATCGGGCTCTGAAAGCCGCCGGGATTTCCCGGTGAGTACATGCGAAACTGCAGGAATTCAGTCTTGGGGATTTCAATGTATCCGCCTGTTCCTGTCACGATCCGTATCCTGTCCGGCGCGTAGTTGGTACGCCGCTCCGTATCCATGACCCATTCATTCGGAATCAGACGCAGCTGAAAGCTGCTCTCGCTGTCTAAATCCGGGAGAAGCCACACAGTAGAAACACCCATCAGCAGGTATTCCTTGACCACAGCCTCCCAAAATTCATAAGCCGTCTGATCCGCATTCGGCCGGTAAAGCAGTTTTGCAGCCGGGCTTTCCCTGTCCCGCTGCCGGTCGGCCTCGCCACGAATCCGATACACCTTAAGCGGCAGCTGCGCGATAGAGTCTGCCAAAAACGACACTACAGTGTGAAGATTCACCTGTGTCGCATAAAGCTGCCGGGCAGACATCCCCTCAACATACGGATTCTCTTCCGGCGTAATGCTTACGTGTATAGTTGTGTGGCCGAACAGATCGCGCAATCTCTGTGTGATTTTCGGCATGTCACATCCCCCTTAAACAAACATGAGCGGCGCGCCCGAAGCATACGCCGACTCATAGATCTTTGACTCTTTTTTGTTAACCAGCGTCGCCGCTGTGAACGCCATTATGCAAGCAAATAGGGGCGCAATATCATCCGGACTTTTTACACGGTCAGGAACTTCAGCGCCTCCGCCCATCTGGCGGATCTGCATAGTCTTCGCCGGGGCATCCATGACGGGCTGCGGAAGATGAAAGATCCTCGCTCCGCCTCTTGGCGTTTCGCCTGGCATCACAGGCGCAGACGCGGCTATCCCGTCCCAAAACCGGCCCCATCCGGTCGGTAAGTCCGAGCCTTCGATTGAAATCCTCTCAACCCCGTCGATCGTGCAGATCTGCTCAGCAAGTCCGGAAACCGGTGCCCCGCGTCCCTGGAACGCCAGCCGCATCTTCTGACGCATGGCTCTCGCCCGGAACCAGTCGATCGCCCACTCCGTTCCGATCCGTCTTGCTACAACCTCGATGTGCCACTGGCCATCGCTACGCAGACCGCAGACAGATATAGTAGTCCATCGCCGATCACTCGACAGATCTATCCCAAAATATAAATCAGACTCCGGAGCTATCCGGGACTGCTCATCTATACCGCCATCCCAAGCGCCCTCGGGAAAAGGCTGCGGTAAGATCGTGGCCACCTGCTGGCACATACATTCCGAACGGAATTTAGCCTCTGGAAATGTCTGCCGGTTGGAGAGAAGAGCCCTCTCGGTCAGATATCCGTAACCCAGCGCGGGATTCGCCTGTGCCAGGGCTTCCATGTCATCCGTCGCGGCTCCGTCCTCAGCTGACCATTCGAAGATACCTAAAGTCGAGGCATCAACATCCCCGCCGTAGTCGCTCGCCTTTGAGCCATCTATACACGCGATCGCCTGCTCACGCAGCTGCCTCAGCACAATCGAATCCGGATCACCGGCGTTCGAGAAACACACGACCATCCCGTTCGGCTTTGCGTTCGTCGATGCGACTGCAGCTGCCCACGTTTCCCAGTCTCGCTGTTCTCTGACCTCGTCCATCATCACAAGATCATTTGAATCGCCACGGCCGGCTCTTCTAGTCGGAGCTCCGACCTTATACTGCCTAAGTCCAGTTAAGACAAGTTTTTTCGCGCCGTTTGTCCGGCCGACTCTCTGCAAATCCGCTGAAAGCTCAGGGATCGTCTCCTGATCCAGGACAACAGCTTCCCAGACCTCTTCTGCCTTATCCAGACTAAGAGACGTCCCAAAAACTGAATCGACGCGCAGCACGTTTAAGAAAAATGATGCAATCACCTCGGATAATACGGTTTTCCCATTTTGTCGCGAGATTAGAAAGAGAACAGTCCTGAAGCGGAACCGCCATTCCCGCGTAAGGTCCCCGATGATTTCGAGCGCATGGATCAGCGCCCATTTCTGCCACGGGTATAAAGTTTTCTTCAGGACTGTCTCTGCGTACTCTATACAAGCGAATCCGAGGGATGTCGATTCTGTCAATTCTCTGAGAGCCGGTGAAAAAATGCGCGGAATCGTTTTTCCCATCATTTCGCCACCTTAAACCGTGATCGAAGGCTCTCCAACCGGTTGACCTCCGCTGTTTCCTTCTCTCCGGTAATCTCCTTATATGCCCTCAGAGCGCTCGCGAAGTCCCTCACCAGCGCTCGATATTCCTGCAGCGCCGGATTTGCCCGGGTGACATATCTTCCGTCCCCCATTTCTGCCTCTATCGTGAGAGGCGCCTCGCGGATCTCTTCCTCACTGTCCTGGATCTTCCGCTGCATGGTCAGAATGGATTTCTTCAGCGTCTCAGGGGCCTCTTTGAACTTCTTCAGTTGTCTCGCGTTCATGGCTCACCTCCTGCGTCTGAAAAAACCTTCAAGTAATCGGGGGGAAAGATTACTGCAGGCTGGCCCTCTCGGCCGGGCGGGGCGGCCTTAAGATTTTTTGGCCCCTCCCTTTGTCGATCACCATACCCTGCTTTGCATTCCGATTACATTCTCGCCATTCGTGCCGTCACCGCGTGCACGATTACACCGCTTATGCGCTGCTTTGATGTTATTAAGATCAAGCTCAAGATCCGGACGCATGGACACAGGGATCACATGATCAGGTTCATAAGCTTCGTCACAGCTTGATGGGCGCAGAAAATAATCTATTGCTTGGCCGCAGATGTGGCACTTATTCCGTGCCTTCCGGTCCCGATCCCACGCCATCCGGCGCACATATGGCCAACGTCCTGACCTGGACACGATACCCCTCCCCCGTTCTTTTTCGAGCGGCATTCGCATCCGCCCGGGGCAATTTTCATCGCATAACCTATTCTCTCGCCATGCATAAATCCCAGTAAGCACTGCGATGATCTGCTTGGTTCCCTTTATCATCTGGCGCAGCGAAGCACCCATCCCGGACCGGAGATCCCGTCCCCGGATATTTAACCGGTGCTCCAATAAAAAAGCACCCGGGTAGGGTGCTTTTTAACGACGCAGAAGTCCGGCCCTTACTGGACGGCCTAGCCGCCACGGCCGAAAGGAGGGAACCAACGAGAGCATAAGAGAAAGTTTGCCCGAAAGATTATACGCTCGCAGGGCCGGTACTTAGCGCCCGCCTTCTGGTTAATTATCCACGATACAAGTCTATATTATCCGGAGTCCCATTTGGTTCCATATTTTTCGGAGAAGCTGTCCAAGGCCTCGCAGAACTGTCGGTATGCCTGCGTCTTCGAGTATCCGTAGAGCCTCATAATCTCCCGAATTGACCTGTCCTTGATGAAGCGATCCGCGAGCATCTGCTCCGAGATCTTATCTTCCAAACCGTGAATCTGGTTAATCATCTTATGCCGGAGCAGGATGTACTCTTCGCGCTCCTCTTTGATGTCGCTGATCAGGATCGCGATCTTATCCATAGGATCCACAGGTGACACCTGCACAGCGTCTTTGTCGTATCGGATCCCCGATGCAAGACTTGCCGAATATAGTTCATCCTCTTTGTCCTGGATCTCCCTCTTGATCCTCCAGAGGCGGGATAGATATTTATACGCCGCATATTCTTTGTCGGTCATTATCCGTCACCCCACTATTTTCCACACCCTTCTCTGCTGGTCTCCCCACTGAACACAGGAGCCAGTATCCCCGAGATACAGATCGCACCACTCATCGCCCAGGTAGGTCGGTCCTCGATCCTCGACCACACGCTCGCCAACCCCCTCAATGTAAACACACGTACCGAATGGGAGACTGTTATGCGCTATCGTGGTGCCAATGCTTGGATAATTCCCGTTCGCACAGGCATTCCCTGTCGCCGCATAGGCTGTCACTCTCCAGACGCCCAGGAAGTCGCCCTCAATCGGATTATCTTCCTGAACATATTCAGCGCACACATACCCATCCTCAACCTTCACCCACTCGCCGGAGCCTTCCGTCTCGATCTCCTCACCATACTGAAGCACTCGAACAATCTCGCTCTCCGTATTCGGCTCGCTCCGGACACGAAGGCCGTCGTCACTGTTCACATATGCCGCAGAGGCCTGGTCCCCCATTGCGCAGATCAAGATGATGCCTATCATGAACGCGAAAATCACACCGATAAATCTGTTTGTATTATTCATATGCCGCTACCTCCTCAATGCCTTTCGGCTGTGGCCCGATGGCCAGCTTCCTGATGACCTCTCCGGATTTCTGTGTGTCTTCCTCGACAAGAGCGATCTCTGTGATCACCTCTGCCTTAGCTGCAGTTTTCATCAGCTGATAAAAGTCGCTGAATTTTACCGATACCCGATCCTCTGTTACGAATGCATCAACAAGTCCCATACTTATACCTCCTCTTTATGTGTCAGTTCCAACTCGCACAAGAACGCCACATTCGTCGCTATATGACTCAGATGCGGCAGGCCGCTCTCTTTATCCACTCCGCAAGGGTCGTCCAGATACTCCAGAAGATGACGCATCAGAGCATCCCTATAACGCTCCGGCTCCACTCTTCTCCAGTTCTCCGGTCCGCCTTCCGGATACTTGTTGTTTCCATACTCCCGCACTCTTGCGACTTCTCGAATGATCTGACGAGGCACGAGTGTCAGTTTCAGTTTTCCCTCATCTGCTTTTATCGCCTGATCTGGCTTTGTCAGTATCACGATTCTGCTCCTCCTTCTTTTCTGTGGCGGGTCCGCCTGCCGTCATGCTTCTTAACATATGCAACGTGATGCCCTTCAAAAGAGCGAAAGCATTTCCAACTGCACAGGAATATGTAGCCCGATGACCATGCGCCTTTTTTATAGCGCCGGAGTTTATACACCCATATGCCGGCATCCGGAACCACAAAAGTTTTATGGCACACCGGACATGTCTCTTCTGAGAATCTTCCTCTCTCGCCATTCATAACGTCCTCCGTTCTCTCAATGCGGCCATGAGCGCCGCCTGACCTGTGTCCTTCTTCTGTAGACTGCTGATAACCTGCTCGTCTACTGTTCCCACCGCTATCAGGTGGTTAATCACAACAGCCTCCGTCTGCCCCTGTCTGTGAAGCCTTGCATTTGCCTGCTGATAGAGTTCCAGACTCCACGGGAGGGAATACCATACGATCACATGACCGCCGGCTTGTAAATTCAATCCGTATCCGACGGATGCAGGGTGCGCGATCAGGATCCTGATCTTCCCGGAATTCCAGTCCGAGATGTCATCCTCAGACTGCAGCTCGCGCGGATCCAGCTTAGCCATGGCTTCCAGAAGGCGCTCCCGTTCGTGACGGTAGCCATAGAACACGAGCACCGGACTCCCGGCCGTGTCAATGATGTCCTGTAAGGCGCGGATCTTCTCGCTATGGAATACCGAGAATCCGCCGTCATCGTTGTATGACGCCCCGCCCGTCATCTGAAGGAGCTTCCCCATAACCGCAGCTGCGTTCGTTGCCGTGATCGTCTCTTCGTTATCCAGCTCCAGGAGCCTGTCTCTCTCCATCTTCCGATACTTCCTCAGTACTGCCGGCGGGAGAATGATCCTCACGTTGTTCTCTATCCGCTCCGGGAGGTTCAAGTAATCCTCTGCCCTCATCGATACCACGATGTCCGAGATCTTTTTCTGGATCACCTTATCGGCCTCCGGAAGGAGCCGCCACTCATAGGTGACATATCCGTTCCCCTTGCCCGGCCTAAAATAGAGCTGCCGGTATCGACCGATCGTCCTCTCAAGACGCTCTCCCTGATCCAGCAGGAAGATCTGCGCCCACAGGTCCATGTATCCGTTCGGATTCGGCGTGCCGGTAAGGCCGACGATCCGATCAATATGCGGCCGGATCCGTCTCATAGCTTTGAACCGCTCCGCCTGGTTGCTTTTGAAGCTCGACAGTTCATCGATGATCACCATATCCCAGCGCCACATATCACCAGGGAAGAGCTTCGTCAGCCAGACCACATTTTCTCGATTGACCACGTAGATGTCCGCTTCTGACTCCGCTGCCGCTTTGCGCTGCGTCGCGGATCCGAGGATCTTCGCGATCTTGAGGTCCTGTAGGTGATCCCATTTCTGTGCTTCTCGACTCCAGGTATCCTCTGCGACCTTAAGCGGCGCGATCACCAATACCCGGAATATTGCGAACCGGTCATAGATCAGGAGCTTCGCCGCCGTGAGTGCGATGACAGTCTTGCCCAGACCCATCTCCAAAAACATCCCGCAGGCGGGTGTCGTTAAGATCTTCTCGATAGCCCGGCGTTGGTAGTCATGCGGTATAAATCTCATATCGACGCCCTCAACTCTTGAAGAAATGCTTCCACGTCTGCGGCGCCTCGAAGAACCCTGACGTCCTGGCCATATTTCTGCAATCGTTTGATCTGCGATCGCTGCACCGGGGAACACACTCCCGTGTCTGTCTTGAGCTCCACGAAGATCACACGCCCATGACCGACGATAATCCGGTCCGGCATTCCATCATTTCCAGGCGATACGAATTTCGGTGCCCAGAATCCGAGCTTATACACTCCCTCGGTCAGTTTTCTCTCGACTGCTGACTCTCTCATTCCATCCTCCTATCTGCGCCCGGCGTCTTTGTCCTCGCGCGCGCACGCGCGCGTATTAGACTTTTTCGCATATAGGCGTATATGCGGGCGCTTTTCATGTGTTTTTATCCCTGTTTTTGATTTATCTTTTTAGATTGTTTTAGTTGTCACTTGTCACATAATTGCTCTTAAAGCCTCTATTTATGCGGTTTTTCATCTGTGACAACTTCATGACAAGGTTGTCACACTTGTCACATTTTTACGGCCCCATGCCTGTGACAACTTTTGAGGTTGTCACACTTGGTACGCCACTTGTCACAGCCTTGTATAAATCCGCTGCATACCGTACAGGGGGATCCTTTTCCGCTTGTTTGATCTCTCCCATCCTAGCCGTTTCAGTATCGCGCCAATCTGATAAGAATCCTTCTGCTGGATCGCATTTGCCGGCCTCCGGAAACACTCGCACCACACCTCAAGGTTGGACACTTCCGTCCGGTGCTCTGTGCCTATGACCGGCTCCCCTATGACGTCATAGTCTTCATCGAGGAAATCCAGCCGCGCCTCGCGGTCCATCAGATCCCAGTCGACCGGGAGCAGTGTATTCAGATACTCCTCGACCATGCCCTCACGGTCATCGGCCTCGATCGCTTCGGTTTGCTTCTCCAGGGCGATCTTCTCAGCCTCGGGCGAAAGGATCAGTGACCGCTCGCCCAGGGACTTATATCGGAACATGACTTCCGCCCAGATCTGGGCCCGGTCCTCCGGGGTCATATCCCACGGGTGACGCTTTGGTTCTGTCGCGATCGAGATCGGCCAGAATCTCCGATTCCCGGTGATGTCCTTCAAATATCCGGAGATATCGTTCACCGTACCGAAGAAAACACTCTGTCGCGGATGCCGCTCTGTGTTATGGCCATAGGCCGCGCGATATATGTCTTCCTGGCGGGAGACGAACGATTTTATGCTCTCTACGTCCATCTTCCGCATACCCTTCATCTCGGCGATCTCGATGATCCAATATCCTTGCAACTTCTCCGCCGCAGTCTTGTCCTTCATATCGTCGAAGGACAGGTTATCGGAGAACCACTGCCCGGCCAGCTTCTCGATCAGCATCGATTTCCCGATGCCGGGCGGCCCGGCGAGGACCAGCACAGTGTCGAATTTGCACCCTGGCTCGTAGATCCTCCGGACCGCGGCGGTCAGGATCCTAGCCGTCGCTTCCCGGGTGAAGATATTGTCTTCTGCGCCCAGGTAATCGATCAGGAGGGTATCGACGCGCGGCTCCCCGTCCCACTCCGGCAGCTGCTCCAGATATTGCTTGATCGGATGAAATGCCCTGCTGCTCGCTGAGATCAGCTTCTGGTCATTGATATAGGCCCGTGGGAATTCGGCGTATTCCTTTCCGATATATGTGAAGAGTTGTGCATCGTCGGTATCGGTCCACTGACCGGGCTGCCTGTCCCAGGGAACGGGCTTGTCGGGGAGGACCTCGATCGAATTCGTGAGAAGATTTAGGGACAGCCCCTGCAGCTGCGGGTCATTCTTGAAGATCCTTTCGCAGTTGAGGACATTTTTCAGAATGTCGCCTTTCGCGCCCTTACGCTCGAGCTTCGCCCGCCAGGCGTCAGGATCGGGGTCATCTGAGAAGTCTGCAACCGCTTCTTCGTGTCGATCCCTGTCGAGGATCAGACGGGTTTCCTTATCTGCGGCCGCGAACTCGATCATCGCCTTATAGCTGGGCCGTTTGTTGGTAGGGGTATCGCCGGAAACATTTTCGTCCTCTGCTCCGAAGAGATGGATCCGGACGAGATCAAAGGCATTACACAGCTGGCCACCGGCCGGATCCGTGCCGTGGTTGCTGTAGGCGAAGGCCCCGTCGTTGTAGAGCACGAGACCCGCCGCCGTGGAGCCTGCCGCATAGGTATAGCGGTCCTCCTTATCTGTAGGGGTATAAATATCTGACAGGAACGTACCGATCGCAGACGGTACATCATACGCGCGGCAGAATGCGCCCACGACTCCCGGCTTACTGGTCGGATCGGCTTGCTTATCCGCCAGCGCTTTCCGGCTTGACGCTTCCTTTTCGCTCGTTGGCCACTGGCTCGCATCATGCCAATCCGGATAGCGCTCCAGCACTGTGTCCGGATCCAGGAAGGGGGCGTCGAAGAAACTAAAATAATACTCGCCGTCTTCCGAACAGCTTGGCCAGTACATAAGCCTGGACGGTTGGAATGTAGACGGGTCGAAGTAATCCATCCCGATGTCGCTCGCGATCATCCGCGAGACGGCCTCATATTCGTCGGCCGTGACCGTGCGGGATAGAGGTACGAGCAGCCGATAGCGCGGAGCTGTCGGCCTGTGTTTATGTGTGGAGTAGCACGCGCTCGCATAATCTGCGAGCAGGGTATAATCCTCATAGAAGGACTCCGGGGCGAAGTCCAGGTCAAAGGATAAGATCGTCCGTCCTGTGACCGTATGGCTGCCCCTCTTTCCGTCTTGCAGGGTGCCGCCGACGAAACCGCCGACGTCCTTGATCCGGTCCTGATCGGCTTTCGTGGCTGCGGTGTATTCGGCATATGTCTCCGGAGTCCTGATCGGAGTCTCAAGCTTATGCACGAGGCGAGACCAGAGGATCTGTTTATTTTTCCACTTCTTATCGAAGCGGTTTCGTCCGGTGCTGATCCAGAGCTTTGCGTCATGCTCCAGCCGTTTCTCCGGATCCAGCTTTGTAATCTTTTCTGCCATAATCTGATCCTCAATCTTCTCTGAAGAACTCTTTCACCTTTTTCGCCGCTGTCATGAACATTTTCTCGCGGACCCGGGCATTCACTGACGCATCGATCGAGATCGTGACTTCTCTGAGATCTTCCAGGACCTCTAATCCCAGAAGGATCACTTCCGCATCTGCGTCCACGATATCGAAGCCGTGCCGCATCGCTACCGGCTTGCCTTCATAGGGCTCACCGTACTGGTATGCTCGGAAGTGATCCCTGACAAGCCCGATCCGGCGGATCCCGCCGTCGATCTCTTCCGGTGTGTCCTCTGTCTGCTCTACGAGTTCCTGAATCTCCCTGTCTGGATTAATGGCCTGCGGTGTCGCGATCGGCAGCATGGCCGTGTTCTTAATTAGAAAATAGCTGTGACAGATCGGGCACATATATCTGTACAGGGTGATCCCGCCCCCGGGACGGACTCGGTTTTGCGCGTCTTCTCTCGTCGCTCTAAGATTCTGACCGCAGTTGGTGCAGGCAAAAGCATAATACTGGCTCATATCTCTCCCTCCTCCTTTAATCCTTCTGGTAATAGTCACATTCGTATGTTCCGCCTTTTAGAGGCAGTCCTGGCGCCCATTCGATCGGTTTTGCCATCATGGCATCGATCGTCTTGGCCGCGGTTTTATCCGATCGCGGAACATCCACGATCATCTCGTCATGGACATGAGCGACAACGTCATAGCCCATGTCCGTCGCTTCGATCAGTTTGACGGCCAAGCAGTCCCGGGCAGTGGCCTGGGCGATATTCTCGACAAGCTTGCCGCCGTAAGTCTTCAGAAGCCCCCACTTATGTGTCTCCTGATCGACACCGTAATATCTGACCTCATCGCCATAGTCGCCCTCGCACAGTCTCGCGCCCCAGTATGCGATCGGCCGTCCGCTTGGCAGCCTTGCGAACAGGATTCCGTCGCGGAAATAGAAAGTGATGCCGTGTTTAAGCTTGACGGGGCGCTTATCCTGGATCGCGGTCTTCGCCGCCTTGTCGTACAGTTTCCACAGCTTCGTGATATTCGGAGATGCTGCTCTCCACTGGTCGATGATCGTCTTCATTTCGGTCTCCGGGATGACGTGGCCTTTGTCCATGGATTTCATGGCACCGACTCCGCCGCCGTAACCCAGTGCGAGCTCCGCGACCTTCCCCTGCTGCCGCAGGTGAGCATTTTGGCCATGCTTTTCAACAGGTACGTGGAACATCCTGGAAGCGGATGCGCAGTATATATCGCCTCCGTCCTTGAAAACGTCGAGCCTCCAACTCTCATCTGCGAGCCATGCGATCACGCGGGCCTCGATCGCAGAGAAGTCAGAGACCACGAAGCGACATCCTTCTGACGGTATGAAGGCCGTCCTGACCAGTTCAGAAAACACCTGCGCCGGCTCTCCATAGAGGAGCTCCAGCTCCTCGAAATCTCCGGAGGCTACAATTTCGCGGGCGAGATCTAAGTCAGGAATATGATTCTGCGGAAGATTCTGCAGCTGTACGATCCGACCCGACCACCTTCCGGTCCGATTGGCTCCATAAAACTGAAGCATCCCCCTGACACGATCATCGTCGCAGGCACTGTTAAGCATTGCCTGGTATTTCTTGGTAGACGTCTTTCCCAGCGCCTGCCGGATCTGCAGGACCCGTCTCACATCCGGATCATCGTAGTATCCGAGCGCCCAGGAGACCGTAGCCTTCGAGAGGTCTTCCCCGAGGGCCTGAGCTCCGTGTGAATGGAACCACTGCTTCAGCTGTGTGATACTGTTTGCATTGGTGAGACCGGTGATCTTCACTGCCTCTTGTTTCAGCGCCTGCTGCCGTTTTTCGTCGTATTCGACTATGCCTTCGACGAAGGGCCGGTCGATCCGGATCCCGCGGTCACAGATCTGCTGATCCACTGACCAGAGCCTCTGTTCTGCCGCGTTCGGCGCGTATTTTCGGAGTTTCCCGAGGATTGCCTGCTCTGTGACGACATCCTGTAGGTTGTACTCGCAGAATAAGCGCCACTTCTCCGGATCATGCCGTGGATAGTTCCGGGTCCGACCTCCGTTTGCTTTGGATGGCCGGCAGGGCTTGCAAAAATACTGAATCAAAGCCTTGCCGGTCTTCAGCTTTTTTTCGTCTTCTGACAGCCCCATAGCTTCCCCAGCTCCTCCAAGGGAGCGGGGAAGCCCCAAAGTCGACGCGAGGACTGCAGTGCAGCGCCACTCATCCGGATCACATTCACAGCCGTAGTACTTCGCCAGAGTAGTCCGCTCGAAGTTTGCGTTATACGCGGTCTTTACAGTCTCCGGATCTTTAAGTGCCTGAAGGAATTCGTCTTCATCTCCATCGAGCAGAACGGCCTCCGGCTCTATAAAAGACATTTGTTCGCCCTCCACCCCGGAGCCGGAAAGGACTCCGGCCCGGGTCGCGAAGCGCCGTGGCATAAATGATCTCGGCTTTTCATCGCCATCGAATTTGTATGCGATGAGGATCAGCTCGAAGTCTGGGTCATTCACATAAGCATAGACACCGGCATCTATATCCGTGCCGCTGTAGCTCTCGACATCGACGGCCATTTCGCGCTTACTGCATGAGCTCGTCATCGTCGTCGATCTCCTCATCGTCATCATCGAAATCATCCTCAGCGCTTGATGTACCGCCGCCCAGAGGATCACCTTCTTCGAGTTTCTGCACGTTATTGAGCAGAACTCCGACACCCTTTCCCTCGTTGGCGTATGGGAAGAAAACAATCGTTGCCCGCACATAGCATCCGGAATAAACTTCGTCCGGATCGAGGATCGCATCGCGATCTATGTCAACGACCTGCGGCTTCCGGTTCGACTTCGCATTAAGGTAGTAGACACCCTCATAGGCTTCCTGAGGCTCTTCCATTACGTCCCCGTCATTCAGCGGTCCGCGATAATTCTTCGGAATTTTGCCGCCCCACAGTTTCTCTTTTCCTTCGGCCTTTGCCGCCTCGATCGCTTCCTTGATCACAGCGAGCGATGCCTTGTCGCTCTTCGGGATCAGGAGCTGGCACTGGTATTTATCGCTCTTGTCATACTTCTCAAACAGATGCGCATACGACAGCCGGACCTTGCCGGTCCTTACCTTTTTGTCGGTCATCAGCTTCGCCACATACTTCTTAGCCATTACTTAATCCTCCTTATTCGTGCTTATTCGTGCTTATTCGTGCTTAATCTGCAAAGTCTGCAGCTGCCGGATTAAACGCCGGCCTCTTATCAGACTCCGGTGCGAGTTTCGGTGCGCCCTGCGGTTTGTCGATCAGGGGCCCGAGGATCTCCTTGAACTTTTTCTTGCCCATGAGCTTCTCCATATCGGTGATCCCGATCAGGCTCCGGGAGTAGATCAACGCTTCCGGATACCCGGCGCGCATGGCTGCATCCGCGACCTTATCCAGATCTGTGTAATATCGCAGGGATCGCCCTTCGACGATCTTCCATCCGGGGATCGGGTGCCCGCTCTGGATTTCACCGAGAGCGTAATTGTTCAGGGCCTTCGCCCACTTCTGCAGGACCTCCGCTCTCTCCAGCGCGTCCCCGAGCTCCTCATCCGTAAGAAGAGCCGGATCTTTCCCGGAGTGTCGTTCCAGTGCGAGCACATAGTCAGCGCGGGCCCTGCAGGCGCCGGCGCCAGGACAGAAGTGTGAGGCACACCATTCCCCGGGATGATAGGGCGGGTCTTCAGATGCGGCCTTTTCGGCTGCCGGCTTCACCACCTGTGCCGCCCAGTTCTGCAGATAATCGACTGTCAGCTCCTCTTCTGTCACCGAATCGAGGCGAGGCTGGTAGATCACCATCTTTACACGGTCGAAGTCATAGATCAGGTCGAAGAGTTTTACTGCTCCGATCGCATAAAGACGGATCTGCGGGTTGCCGTGTGCGGATACCGGAACGCCCTTGCCATATTTGAGATCAATCACAATCACACGGCCGGCGCCGATGATCACAACGTCCGAGGTGCCAAAGCCCTGCGGTACGATGTCCGAATAATCAACCTTTTGCTCTGTCAGAATCACAGCAGCAGGATCCTCCTTCCGGAGCTCCTGATATGTGCTGTCGACATAATCGACATAAGGCTCGAGCGTTTTGGCCATGACCTCAAAGCTGTCTCCAAGATCTTTATGTTCCTGATAAAACGCCTCGATTGCCTTACGCTGTCCTCGCATCACAGCGTCATAATCGCCATGGCCAAGATCCTGACACTGCCTCGCGATTTCCAAGGCTGCCAGCTCATGAGCAAGTGACCCCTCGTCTGCAGAGATGGAACTTGTCTCCGGAAACAGGCCAGCCATATGAATCGATCCGGGGCAATGAATCCATCGATCGGCACTGGAAGCCGAAAAAACTGAATGCTTACTCATCAGCGTCTCCTTCCAGGATCTTCTGTCCTCTCTTCATAACCTCGGCAAAATACTTCTCATTGAGCTTCGAGAAATTTGCCGCGCCAAACTCCGCGAGCAAGCTCTTTACGTCATCCCTGTGTCCGCTCTTAATAAGTTTGTTGAGCATCTTCCTGACGTCTGTGTCTCTGACGGCCTTTGTTTGCCCCTCTGCCGGTTTCTTGTCTTTTGGGGTAGACTTCTTCGGATCCTCTTCAAAAGGCGGCTCTTCGGCCTGCTCTGGCTGCTCAGCGCGCCCATCCTTGGTCATGGCCTTGACCGCATCAATAGCAGCACTCTGGGCCTCTTTGAGTTTCTCGACCGATTCCGGTGATCCGGTGGCAAGTTTTGCGCCATCTGCCGATTTTGAGATCTCTGGAAGATCTGCTTCCTGCAGCAGGGCCTCGAGCCCCTGGGCTTTGATCTTGTCGAACGAGGCGAACTTTCCTGCCATGCTCATCAGAGCGGCGAATCGTGGAAGTTCGACAAAAAACTTCTCAACATCATTGAATTCAAGGGTTATTTTCATCTGTTCTCTCCTTCCTGACAGGCTCTTCGAAATATGCAGAGCCGTATATTGTCCTCGTGACTTGGACCGCGGTGCTGATCCTCTTCTGATAAACCGACGCCGATTCAGCCTGCCCGAGCCCCAGTAGGACGCCGATCAGGGTGCCGATCAGCAGTGATAACAGAACCATCCGCTTTCTTGTTTCGGGCATTTCTTTCCTCCTTTTCCCGGAGGATTGCGGTATAGGCAGCGCGGGCAAGCATTCGGAATCGATAATCGTTGACTGCTCTGTCCATGCGTTTCCTCCTTTCAGTGCTTCATAGCCCGCCCGCGGCGGCGGGCGGGATTATCAGATGATGGAGATTTCACAGGCCGGCGCGAGCGCTAACGAGTTGCTCGCAGCGGAGTAGCCGTAGTAGACGTTGCCCGATGGATTCACGCCCCACGCATTACCGCCGCTGGAGCGACTGGCCGAGCGCGTCCACCACCATACCGTATTGCCTTCTTTGTCGATCGCGACACGGTCGTTTTCTGTCGGGAACAGCTCCTTAATCTCCTCGATCGACAGAGCGAAGAAGCCTCCCTCTGTGATCAAACCGTTCAGCTCTTCCGGGACCGGAAGCGCCTTCATTGCCTTCTCAAGATCTGATCCCTCATAAACATTCGAGTTGTTCTCGTTGAATACAGATTCCTGGTCGAGTCCTGTGTGCTTCCAGATCAGCGCCTTCCCGTCCTTGATCCTCAGCACTCTCCAGAGCGATCCATCGATCATCAGCTCATCGCCTGTCGCAATGCCTGCCGCGGGTACGTCTATAGTGGTCTTTCTGATAACTCTCATTTCTGTTCTCCTTTCAGACTTAGAATTCTTCGTTGTATATTTCTTCGACAACTTCAACAGCTCCTAAAGCGGACTCGTAGAAAGCAATCCCCAGAGCCCCGGTGATCCACAGCGCCGGCAACTCCGTTGGCTTGATAAGGGCTAAGAAGACTACAGTCAGCGCTGCAGCGACTATCTTTTCAATCCAGTTCTTCACGATTCTGCCTCCTTTCGTACCGGGCCCGCCGGCGTCTTCCTGTGGAACAATTTCGCAAAGATCGACGCCCTCTCTTTTGAATCCTTCCGATACGACTTGAGAGCCGTCTTCGTTTCGAACATCCTGCGAGGGATCACGTCCGTCTGATAGCTCCGATGACTGCGGAGCATGTGCTTGTATTTAGTGGCCATAGCTTCCTCCTTCTATTGCTTGATACATATTCTTATCTTGAAGCCCGTTCATCACTCGCTGCATTCGCATCGCGGTCTCGCGATCTATCCGCGAAGTAGGGGCATTCGGGCCAGTCCAGAAAAGGCGATGTTTCTGAATAAAGCATCTTTTTAGGAATTCGACCTCTTCGTTCCACAGTTGGATGTAGATCTCAGCTTCATACCTAGCCTGCAGCGCCTCAGCTTCTGTCGCTTCGAAGATCAGCACACTTCTGGACTTAGGTCCGGATCTGTATTGCGATACGTTTCTTTCATGGTTAATCTGATAAAATATCTGACAGAGCAGGTCCCGCTCTTGGGTTGTCTTGTAGTAAAACTCATGAAAACCTACCTGCTCCTCTGACAGATCTTCGTCGCTGATCCCGTATTTATTCATCAAGAGACTCAGCTTTTCCTCCGCAGAATCTTTCTCTCCTCCGACACCTCTTTCTGCGAGGGCTTTCAACTTCTTAAGCAACTCGCGCTTTTTATCCTTGGATGACATCTGCTTTCCCTCTTTTCATAAATGGAATGCCACGGCCGCAACCGCCATCAATGTGGTGAAGGATTGTGCCGATGTCTTCTTCGTTCATAACTTCCAGTGCAAGCTCTGTATTCCTTCCACAGCAATCGTTCCAGAGCATATAAAGCCTTGAGCCGGTTATGCCGGCGTCCTGCATCTTCTGGAACCCTCGCTCTGCCTTAAACATGTCTTTGGAATACGCTTTCATGAGGAAATCCAACGCTCCAGGATTACCTTCTACGATTGCGAAAGTTACCAACCTCATCTTTATTTCCTCCTTTCATTTCTTTGGCCAGAAATCTCCGCATGTTCCCGTGAGCTTTGTTTTCTTTCCAGTCTTCTGACAGAGATTTCCTTTATACGTCGGCTTACATTTGTTGCAGTTTTTACAAATTTCTTTCATTGTCACGCCCTCTCATGATAGTAGCCGTTTCGTCTACTCTTACGCGAAAAAAATGAGTTCCTTCTCGCTTAGCGACTCAATGCCCAGTAAGTTACAGAGCGTTTTAATCTCTCCAGATTTGAATTGGGACTTATTTTCGATCTTGTTATTAAGGGCAAATCTGGAGATCCCGAGAGTATCCGCGATAAACTGCAGCTTAAGCCCGCTTCTGGTAATGGCCTCTCGGAGTAGTTCCGTATTCGTCATGCGTTTCACCTCCTTGTCGTTATTTAGTAGCCGTTTCAGCTACCTCCTACATCATAGTGTCGCGTCTCCGTGTTGTCAACTTAAAATTACAAAATTGTAGATTTTTCATGCGCCATATGCTACCATTGACCCCGAGGAGGGGCAAGCAATGACGGATAATGATATCGGAATTCGTATAAAAGCACGTCGTGAAGAACTCGGGCTGACTCAGGAAGAGCTCGCGCATCGGGTTGGATATAGTTCGAAGTCCACTATTCAGAAAATTGAGAGAGGAGTTAATGAGCTACGTCAAGAAAAGATAGCTCAGTTTGCCCATGCTCTCGCCACTACACCTTATTGGCTCATGGGGTGGAAAGAAGAGAAGAACCCGGAACTATCCCTCGAAGAATTAAATGTACTACTTGCCTATCGGGATGCTCCAGAAATTACAAAGGACAATATATGTCTCATTCTTAAGGTGAAAAGGAGGTAACACTATGAAGAACCGTATAGTAATATTTATGCTTGCCGCCATGATAGCAGCTGCTCCGATAACCGCTTATGCCGCAGATGCTGATCTGGAGGCTCGCGTTGCTGCGTTGGAGAAAAGAGTCGCAGCGCTGGAGGCGCAGCTCTCCGGATCCGCCCCGGAAGAAACTCCGGGAGAGACAGATCAGGCAGCTCCGTCAGATATGAGTATATCTGAAGACGGTGTCACATTGACGTATACTAGTCACAAGGTCGCGAAAGATTATGAAGGGAATGACTGCGTTATCCTGTATTTCGATTTTATCAATGAGTCCGACGAGAATAAGTCTCCCCTGTCTTCAACTATGTTCAGAGTATTTCAGCATGGTAAAGAGATAGACATGGCGGTTGTTATGGATGATACTGCCGTGCACGACCATATGACAACGATCATGCCGGGAGCTGAGCCGCTTCCTTTTGGCGTGGCTTACGGGATAACAGACCTGACCGACATCACAGTTGATGCGTACATCATCGGGCACGACCCCATTGAGTTCACTCTTTCGCTTGAGTGAACTCGAGTAATTCACTTTAATTGATTAAACCTAAGAAGTCATACTTACCTAACAGGAGGAGCCACATGAGAGGCGTCATATATGCGAGATACTCAGAAGGTCCGCGCCAGACAGACCAGTCCATTGAGGGACAAGTCGCTGACTGCCGCGCGTTCGCGGAGAGGCATGATATAGATATCCTGGAGATTTATGCAGACCGACATATCTCCGGAAAGAGTGTCGATCGCCGTTATGAGTTCCAGCGTATGATCGAGGACGCACAGGACCATAAGTTTGACGCTGTGATCGTCTGGAAGATTGACCGCTTCGGCCGCGATCGGCAGGACATTGCCATCAATAAGGCCAGACTTAAGCGGGCAGGCGTCAAGCTCATGTATGCCCAGGAATCCGTCCCGGAAGGTCCTGAGGGAATAATCCTCGAGTCTGTTCTGGAAGGGATCGCGGAGTACTACTCCGCGGATCTTCGGCAGAAGGTCCTCCGCGGCCGAAGAGAGACCTTGAAAAAAGGATTATACTGCGGGCAGACCCTTCCGATCGGGTATCGAGTCGACGAGGCCAGGCATATCGTCATTGACGAGGAGACCGCGCCGGCGGTCCGTGAGCTTTTCCGAATGTATGCGAATGGTACGCCGCTGAAGGATTGTGTATCGTACCTTGTCGACCAGGGAATTACAGGCCGTCGCGGCGGGAAGATCTCCGGGGCAACAGTGTACCGGATGCTCCGGAGCGATCGGTATCTCGGTATTTTTGATAGCTCCGGGATTGAAGTGCGCGTCGAGCCGCTGATAGATGAGGCAACCTTCCGGGCCTGTGCTGAGCTCTTTCCCGCGTCATATAAGTTGAACGCAGCAGGTAAGGCCTCGACGGATTTCCTACTCTCCTGCCGGTGCTTCTGCGGCTTGTGCGGAGCTATGATCGTTGGCGAGTCCGGCCGCGGGAAGCTTGGCCAAGTCTATTATTATTACAAGTGCGGAAAGAAAAAACGCGGAAGTGGCTGCTCACTGAAGCCAGTCCGGAAGGATGCGATTGAGCAGCTTATTATCAGGGCAACGATCGAAGACATGCTCACAGACGATGTGATCGAGCATCTGACTAAGGAGATTCTCCGGATCCAGGACGAAGAGCTGCAGGATGATCCGATAATCTCACTTCGAAGACGCCTCGATTCTTGCAGGAAAAAACAGCGGAATCTTATCGCCGCGATCGAGGAGACAAGGACCCGCGGCCTCGCGGCACGGTTGGCCACGCTGGAAGATGAAGAGCAGGAGCTTCTTCTGGAACTGGAGAAGGCAAAAATAAAAAGCCCCCGACTTTCCCAGGAGGATGTCGAGGGCTGGCTGCGCAGCTTCTGCAGTGGTGACGTCAATGATATAGATTTCTGTAAGAGGCTCCTGGAGACCTTTGTCGCAAAGATAGACCTGACCAATGAAGTCGCAGTCATTTACTACAATATCAGCGACAAAAAGAAACAAAAACGGGCCATACCCGTGTGTTCGGATACGGCCCGTTTGCTGGATACGACGAAATCGTATCCGAACCCCAGGAAGCCATTCGTATACCATGGCTATATTGTTCTGATTGCCGATCTTGCTCGGCCTGCATAGTAGATTACACCACTGGATCAGCCTTTTGCAAGGTCGTATTCCTTGACGATGGCATCGAAACCCATGTATATCAGTGCGTCCTTCCGGGCTTCCGCGTTGTCCCTGATAGCGTATGCTCCACACTGGACGCGATAGAATCCTTCCATAAGGTCAGTGATAAAGCAGTCGATACCCGCTGCAGAGATCTGCCGGAGTTTCTTCTCCGCGTTCTCTCTCCTCTGGTAAGCTCCGACTTGGACACGGTACAGTTTTTTCGCTCCTTCGGTCGGATCACATCCTGCCGGCTTTGTAGATCCGCCCAGCTGCGCGGTGACTGACCGTGCAAGATCCCCAAATTTTCCATATAGCATATCTCCGGGGCACGCCTTATTTGCGAACCAGCGATGCGCGCTAAGTACCATCTCATTCGCTGCAGGCTGATAATTCAGCGTCTGGCTTTTCCCACCAAGCCAGAGCAGCTTTGTCTTACCGTTACGCCGGCATATGTCCACACAGAGACTAATCAAGGCCTGATAAACCTTCGCATTGACAGCATACGGATCTGTTCGCTCAGAAGCGCATTCAATGGTGACGGCCCGCTGATCGTTCGCAGAGGATGAGCTGCACCAGCTTCGGGTGTTCTCCGGAACGCATAGCATGATACGCCCGTCGGACCCGATGCCATAGTTGCAGGAGGCCTGTGCTGATGTATGATCGAAACAAGCTCCAATCGTTTCGACAGAGAGCTGTCCGACTACGACATGAGGCGTGATCCTATCTATGGCCATGGTACGCTTTCCTGAGTTGCACGGACTAAGTTTTGTGTATGAGATAAGTGGGCTGTTCGACATATCCTTTCCCTCCTTTGTTGCTGCCGCCGGATAATATCCTGACGGTTCTATTCCTGTCAGATCGTCGTATTTTGTCAGATTGTGCTTCTCGACAATCTTGATAACTCCTGACGAATAAGTCGTTCCTGTTGCATATCCGAGGGCGTGTACCTGTCGGATCAGTGCTTTGTAATCCTTCAGGTCTTTCACCTTGTCGTAATATTTGGGCACGCCGGCACTGTAGCCGCCCCACCTCATAAAGCACAGATAATCGGCGAAGCTCTGCTCCGCGCTGTCGTAGATCCTGAAGTCGTCCGGGATCGTGACCGGCGCGCCGTCGTAAACTTCGGGCGTCAGCTTATTGAGATATTTCCCAGGCCAGACTGACAAGCCGACATCGACCCATGACTTATTTAGCAGGTCTTTTTTGATGCCGACCATGTTGTTCTCTTCTACCAGTCCACGGACGCCAGGATTATCCCAGTAGCCAGGAATCGCATACCCGACCTCTTTGCAGGCCTGTGCGATCAAGACGGAAGGCAAATAAAACCCGAACCGTTTGCAGACCTTCTGCGCGAGGGGCGCCACGTAATCAATGAATTCCTTTTCTGATGCGCATATTTTCATGGCATTTTTCTCCTAAAACAGCAAAAAGGAGCGCTTTCGCGCTCCTCGTTTCGTTGATTATTATTTAGACAGCTGCTTTCCGACCTGATTTATACCGGTTGCAGCAAGACCTGAGACTATACCGACCGCTATAGCCGTGATCATGTCATTCGCGGGAAAGTCCGGCATCTTGATCATGAAGGCCACGATGCCCAGGATAGCCCCGACGCATCCGACGATCACAGGGATATACTTATCCAGTTCTGCGGCCTTGCAGGCAATACCGACGAGATAACAGATCACAGTGATTGCAGCCACTCCAACGATGCCCAAAACGTCAATGCTCATTTGATACCTCCTTATCAGTAGACATATCTAATATTTTTTCGTAGAGATCAGTAGCCACGTCATTCCCGCCCAGAGCATGATAGGCGTGGTATACCGTCTTGATTGATTCCTTGGCATAGATAGGGCAGTACCCTTTATCGCTATACCGGTTATAATTTTGTACGATACTCTCACGGAGGAGGCACTGCACTCCATCCGCGATCGCGTCGCTCTTCTCCTGTGCGGCCTTCTGTCGTTTGGCAACGGATCGCCAGGCAAAGCCCAGGATCGTGAGGCACGCGGTGAACAGCCACTCGACCCAATGTGCAGCGATATATGCAAAAATCACATCCATTTAGTCGGTCTCCTTATTGTCTGATTCGGCATAACTGAGGAGCATATCTGTCTCCTCCGTGCTTAGTGCCCGGTGCAGCGCGAGCTCTTTGAGAAGTTCGACGATAATCGTGTTCTGGCGATCAATGATCGCCTGCTGCTCGAGGCATACTGTTTCCAGTGACATCAATCTTCACTCCATTCCCGGCCGGTGATCTCCTCGAACTCCTCAACGGTCAGAAGATCAGCTTCTACCAGTTCCCGGAGTTTTGCCAGGTTCCACAAGCCCGGATAATACTTCTTTGCAAGCTTATACGCTTTCGACATCTTCACTCACCTCCTCGTCGTCTCCCAGATCCACGCCACACATGAGCGCGATAAAATCGATATTTGCTTCATTCTGGGCTGCCTGAGCGAGCGCTCGTTCCTGCTCCCTCAGCTCCTTCGGATCCTGCACGTGTTTGTACCGCATTTTCACACCTCCATAGATTTGCATAAAACTCATCCATACGCTTCAGCAGCTTCTGCGTGTTGCCCTTCTCGGCATGGGCCTTCCATGCCTGATAGCATTCGTCGACTTTCTTGCGCGTCAGTTCTCCGCGCCTGGCCTTGCTGACCATGCGGACGAGCCTCTTTCGCTCCCGCTTAACATTCCGCGGATCGATCAGACGCAGAATCTTTCCCGTCCGTGTCACCCTGAAAGTGAAGCCCAGAAACATCACTCCGTCCGGCGCCCTCAGGATTCGCGTCTTCTTTGGATTCGGCTCCAGGCCAACCTCTGCAAGTTTATGTGCTATCTCTTCCCTGCAGTGGTCCAGATATTCCGGGTCATTGTGTATGAGCAGAAAGTCGTCCATGTATCTGATATATCCTTTGATCCGGAGTCGTTCCTTGATGAAATGATCCATCGGATCCAGATAGCTGACACCTGCGATCTGGATCATCTGTGATCCTGGATTATATCCATCTGTCTCGTGATACTGTTCGCGCATTACCCTGACGGCGCGCGTGGCGACGTCCAGATCGAGCCGATCCCGGAATAGCTGCTCCGTGATATCATGCCGCATGTGCTTGTAATATCCATGCACGTCCCACTGAAAGATTTTAAAATCCGGGCCATACATCCGGAAAGCTCTGTGCAGCAGTTCTTCCAGTCGATCTCTGGCGCGGTCTGTGCCCTTGCCTTTCTGGCATGCCTGATTATCTTCGATGAAGCTGCGGGTCATGCCGTCATAGATGCCGTTGTCGTTCAGCGATCTCTGGTAGACCCTGTCTTTAAAGCTGATCGAGACTATATCTCTCTGCTTCGGCAGGTATACCGTGAACTTTGACGGAGCCCGTGGTTTATAGGTTCCATCCTTGAGTTGCTGCGAGAGCTTATATGTCTCTTCGAGACCGTTGAGGACGTAGTGGGCAACTGAGCCTTTCCACATGACGCCCTTCTTGCACTGCTGCATAGATTGATACAGTGCCTCGAACCCGATGATTTCTTCCTGATCCATTTTTTGTAAATCCGCACCGTTGGTAACCGCCCCTCCCGCAGGATGGCGGTATCGGATTGGTATTGTTTTGCCCTTCTGGGCCGGGACTTCGGCTCCCTGTGCTATAGACTTTGGCGACCTGATCTACGATCCGGCCGTGTTGCCTTTGTCCAGTACAGTCCGGCGCGAGCGTTAACGAGTTGTTCGCAGCGTTGTTGTTGTTGACGTTGCCCGACGGGTTGACGTTCCACACATTGTAGCCGTTGCCGCGGTTCGCCGAGCGCACTATAGCCTACATCCCGTCGCTATAGATTCTTATAGCGATCGCTGTCCTTTCTGTGCCATGCGATTATCATTGTTTTCGCCTCAATGGTAAGACCAGTCCAGTATTCGATCCGCTTGGACGTGAGGTGAAACAGCTGCTTTGCTATCCCCATCAATGCCAGCAAATCGTCGCAGAGCTCTTTCGCTTCTTGCTGGAAGACAGATCTCCTTCTCCACGCTTCTATGCTCTTGTTTACGCGAATATTGTTCGCTTTCCATACGCAGCGATATATATTCACAGCATCGGCGATTATTTTGTCTGTCAATGCAGATCTATACTTCGGAAGAAAAATCTTATCATTCGAGGTGATCTGTATCGTATAGCAAGCAAGTTCTCTCGCCTTGACTGCTGTCGCGAGTTCTGATTTTGATCTATCACTTTCGTTTACTGACATTGTTATACCTCTCCCGCCCGCGGCGGCGGGCGGGATTTTTAGGATCAGCAGATGGCACAGGCCGGCGCGAGCGGTAACGAGTGGTTCGCAGCGTAGTAGCTGTAGACGTAGCCCGACGGGTTGACGTACCACACATTGCAGCCGTCGCCGCGGTACGCCGAGCGCAGCCAGCGATACGGAGCGTTCGCATGGTTGCTGATCTGATAGACTTTCAGTTCGTCCGTAGCCTTATACTGCGGCCATACCGTCTCCGTCCCGTTGATCTCTTTCCAGTACTCCCAGGGATCTCCTTCGCCCTGAATCTGCGGATTGATATAGTGCTCCTGCAGGGACGGCAGGAAAACCTTGTCATAGGTGATGTCGAAGGTCTCCTCACCTGCACTCACAGCTGCGGTCGGGATGGCTGTCATTACCTTCACCGGCGTGAGGATCTGCTTAAACTCATCCGGAACGCCCGCGAGCCATCCCTTCTTTGTGGCTGCGACGTCCGGAGCCCTGTCGAGTACATGCTGAGGATGCCACCATTCACCTGCTGGAGCATCAGAGTTCAGGTACTGCCGTACCGCGGAATACTTCCAGCGATTATTGCCGTAAGCCGCCTGCTGGTATCCGTTAAGCCTGTACGGGTACGCTGTGCCGTCAATCGTGACGGACAGATCCTGCGGAACCTGCGGCAGCACCGTTCCGAGCGCTGTGCCGTTGTTTCCGGACGTGACCTGTACGGTCTCGATCTTTGTCGTTGCCGTAGCAGAAGCAAAGGAGTCGAGGGTCCAAGTGCTGATCGCTACATCCGGCCATCGTCTGAGGCCGGCCAGCTGCCCACCTGCGGGAAGAGCCTGCGTCAGCGTAAACTGATAGGTACCAGGAACAAGATGCGTCCCCCATGTGGACGTGATCGTGAAGTTGTACGTCCCAGCCGGCAGCCCATTGGCCGCGTAGAGGAATGCCTGCCATCCGGAGAACTGCATTGATACCAGACCGGTATAATGTGCCCCGATGATGATCGCCGGGACTTCCGTTCCGTCGTGCTTCTCAACATTCCGGAAGTCCAGGATATCAAAGGGATTCTGATATACCGTCTGTGTAGCATTATCCGGATCAGTGTACTTATCGATCAGCTGATCCCCGATGGAGTAGTGCCTGGACGCTTCTCCAGATTCCGCGATTTCTTTGATCTCATTCCAGTATACAGACGGGAGCGAAGCCCCCTCCTGCGCCGCTCTCGCAGCTTCGATCGAGTTGAGATGAGCCAGCTGCGCCGCCACCTCCCTCACGTCTGCTGAATTCGGCCAGATGTGTTCTACTGCCATGTTTTACCTCCTTATGTGGCTGGTGTAAGAGTTGACACAAGGTGATGATTTTTCACCTTGAAAGTTACCGCATACTCCTGATCAGTCTCATCATCCTGATCGATCACGACCATACCGTCGTTCGCCGCGACGAGTATTGCAGCTGCGGCAGCCGCAGAGGATGCAGCGTCTTCCGCGGACTGACTCGCAGCATTAGCGGACGTGTCCGCGTTCGCCGCATTAGTGCCTGCAAGGTCGGAGTAATACTTCGAATTGTTATTATGCTGTGCGGCGGTCGAATCTACCGGATCCCCGTTGATCGTTCCGCGCGCCCAGGCTTCTGACTCCTCCGCAAAAGCTTTAGCCTGCTCGATGTATGGGATCGCACCGCCCTCCGGATGATCGTCCACATAATCGTCAGGCTTAGGCACATACTTCACCAGGATCATCCCCTCATATGTCGTGACTTCCTGATCCGGCGAAATCGCGATCACATATACCCGGATTTCGTTGTGTTTCTCGAAGTAATAGTTCGGGACATTGGCCGTGACCGTGGTCACATTATCCGCTGTCTCAACGGAGTTAGGGCTATAGGTCTGCGACTCCCCCTGACCCTGCTGCCAATATCGGATCATTATCGTGTCCGATGTCGCTGGGATTCTTGCGATCACCACATTGCCAAGATCCCACTGGTATGCTATCGGATCTGTCTCACGCCGATCGCCGCGGGTATAGTTATGCAAAAAGTCGAGTGTCAGGTTATTCATGATCCACCTCCTTAAGTGCCTTCAGTTCCTTCTCCAGCTCATCGATGCGCCGCGCATTTTGCTGAGCAAGCGCAAGCGTAGGCGCGATCAATTCCGAATAATTGAGCGTCAGATATCCAAAGCTGTTTTTACTAACCGCTGTCGGTATTTCGCCTCTGACTTCCTGGGCGATGAATCCATAATGCAGAGCACTCGGCTCCTCGTCCTTGTACAGGAAAGACACAGGCCGCAAAGCCAGAGCAACCTTTTCGTCAAGTGTTCGGATATTATCCTTTAAACGCCGGTCTGACCAAGGGAAAACCCCCTGAGGTGACAAAGATGCACCTTGATTCCCGCCGTTTTGCGTGACCTCGATATAACCCGCCTGAACAGCTGTTTCTACCACACCGAGACCATCAGAGTTGCCGGTGATAATAATGGGCGCGCCTTTTGTCTTATCGCCGATATACACATTCTCTAAAAAGGTGTACCCCGTCCATTGAAACGACACCGCGCCCTTGAACGTGCCGGTCGCTGCGCTGAGAGAGCCCGCAAACGATCCCGTCGCCGCGCTGAGAGAACCTTTGAACACTGCATTCCCATTCGCATCAAGGGTGAACTGTGAGGAATCAATTACGATCGTATTAGACTCAAATTTTATCGATCCGGAGTCGATTACGATTGCGCTCGCTCGGTTCGCCATGTCAGTGGCCATCTTGCCGGACATCCCTGAGTTATATGTCGAGGTATCTACCTTCCCTCTGACAGAGATCTCGATCTGGTCCGCTCGCTGTTGGAGGCTGGAAACGCTTCCCGCGATACTGCGTACCTCTGTCATGATCCTCTCTGCAGTCTGACGGATCAGCGAGGTGTTGCCCGAACTATCCTTGATTCGTTTCTCCAGTTTCTCCGAAGTATTCTCCAAGGCCTTCAACACATCCGAACTATCATTCGGCGGCGATGTGTCATTCCCTGTCAGCCATGCCCGCCCCTTCTCGACTCTTACCCGGACCTCGTCGCCGGGCTTCGCCCCTATTGAAAGTCGGACGGGTGTATCATTGATATCTGATCCGTCAAACTGCACGTATGCCGTCTGACCTTCCACGCGAGTGACTTTCCCGGTATAGCTTGATCCGGTCGGTTTCGTCTTTTCGTCGATCTTTTTTATGATCTGAGCGATCAGCTCTTTCATCGCGTTCATATATTCACCACCTTCTCACTCGTCCGCGCTCCGTGCCCGAGGGTAATATCCTGAGACACGATCCGGAAGACGCCATCGACGCCTATTTGGGGATAATGAAGCCGGACAAGATCTGTGACCGTCAGATCCGGGAAGAATCTTCGCGTATAGCTGATTGATCTTGTTCGTGCCTGCGCTGCCTTCAGCTGACGCTGCGCATATTCGGACGGGCTTTCATTATTATTCAGCGTCGCGGATGTATCCTGCGCCCAGATTTCGCCTGTCCCGCCGCGGTTGGCTTTTCTGGCCGGTACGGACAGACTGCTGCTCGGATCTTCGTCCCGGGCTTCCGCATAAGTGTCTCCGAACACTGCGCGGAAAACATTCGGGCAGGAAAACCAGTCGTCCTCGTCTGTGACTTTCATCTCGATCGCATCGCTTTTCAGCGAGTCGAAGCTGGCAGCAGGCTCTTCAGCCTGTGCGAGCAGCTGGATCACACCCATGCCTGTGATCCGGATCCTCCAGCCGATGGCGTCCATGATCTTCCACGCCATCGATAGATTAGTGTCCGATTCTTCGGCTATGATCGCATCCGTCAGGACTGGCCCAATATCGTCGTATACCACAGGCGCCGGCCCGACACTCAGAAGCCCCGCGGCAAGCTGCGCACCGGGGGCACCCGCAGGCGCATAGTACCCTATCGGCGTCAGAGTATCCTCCGCGGGTTTGAGAACCGAATAGCAGTCCGTGCTATACGCAGCACGCAGGCCGTCCTGT